ATATCTTTCCAACAACAATACTTCTTCCAGATGAAGATGATGATAATGTACCAAAGTTATTTGCAGCTATCGTAGATCTCAAATTAACTGCAGACATACATAGCACCTATGGAGAGTATTGTTATGGTAATCCTCAGTATCTTGATCTTATTCAGGCCAAGATGTACCATTACGTTGTAAGGAATATCAATAAGACTCTTAATCCTACAATAGCCGGATTGATAACTGAATCGGTCCAGAAACTTATTAATCAGAATAGGATTAAATTTCTTCTTTGGATCTTCAATTACAAAGGAGAACTTCTTGAAGACAAATTCATTCAGGTGAAATGGGATTCAAATAAAGAAGCTGAATTGAATGAAAGTATAAGAAAGACTGTTAGTAGTCTTGAAATGGGTGAGAAACTGGAATGGCCAACCAATCCAATATATCATCTTTGTAAATCATGTCCTGTAAAGGATTGTAAAGACCGAATAAAAATACAAACTATATGACAGATGATGTTGAAAGATCAAGTCATGTGACCAAAAGAGTCAGACTTGAAAATAGAATTGATTATTCACTATTGATAACACTTATAGATAAAAAAATTACTTCTATAACAATGGTAGATAGTCAAAAAAACGCTGTTTTATATGAACTTAAGCCAGATGATAACACACTTGGCGTATTCGTCTTATTAATTAAACAAATGATTGAAGATTTAGAAATATAAACCATTTAATAGCATAAATATGGAAAGCAAAATTCTTAATTTCAAAGACAATAAGATCCAGGAGATAACCTTGGAAGAACTGGCTTCAACAGTAAAAGAGGAAGATTATAACGGGAAACCTATCATGGGTATGTATCATTATGAATACATTACAGCTGCAATACTTGCAGTTACTCAGGCAGGGCTGAAACATGAACTGGAACCTATCTGGGCAGCCCAGAATCAGGATAAATCCCGGCCAGGTGTTAGTGTCATCGAGAAATACCGTGAGAGTTATGGAGAAGGTGATGTTCGTTCATTTCTTCTTCGTAGGATATTCTCAAGAATAATAATCACTGATGAACAGGATGAACTTACCAATACTGCAATAGCTCTTTGCTATAATCAGATGGGATTTCAATTGGCTTATGGTCCTAATGTAAGGATATGCCAGAATCAATGTATTCTGGGTGCCAATAAATTCATGAGTACCTATGCCTCAGAAGCAAAAATGCCTACACCGGGAAGACTTCTTGAAGTTCTTGGTGACTGGTTAAAGGATTTCAAAAAGATCCGTAAGCAAGAGAAAACCATTATCGAAGCATTTCAGGGAACAGTTGTCCCGGAACATGAGATACTTGAAATTGTTGGAGATCTGACAACCAAAAGGATCCGTAAGGAGAATGCAAAACTATTTCCCCGGGAACCGGTACCACCACTCAACCAGTCTCAGATTGGTAAATTTGCAGAGAAATGGCTCGTAAAGAAAGCAGAAATGTCAAATCCGCGATTTACTCTTTGGGATGTGTATAATTATGCCACCGAACTTTATAAGCCGGGAGAAACAGATTATCCTATCCTTCTGTCAAGTAATCATGCGATGAGCCAGTATCTTATTCAGAGATATAATATCCAATTGAATTAGCCCCGGAGAGTTCTTTTGAGATTAAACGATCATAATGGTTAGAGGGTGTACTACCGAGGCGCACCCTCTATTTTTTTATATTTATACCATGAATTCAAATAACAGAGTCCAGTTAATAGGAAATTTAGGAATGGATCCGGAAATAAAACTTCTTGATAATGATAAGAAAGTTGCAAAATTTTCTCTTGCAACATCTGATAGTTATAAGACAGAATCCGGAGATAAAGTGACAGAAACTACCTGGCACAATATAGTGCTATGGAACAATCTTGCTCAGATAGCAGAAAAACTCCTTATGAAAGGAGATAAAATCTTTTTTGAAGGTAAGATTGTATATCGCTCTTATGAAGATAAAAAGGGCAATACAAAACATGTAACAGAAATTGTAGGAACAGAATTCTTTAAAATAAGTAAATGATAATAACAAAAAAGAAACCCTGTTCAGTTGAAGGATGCAGTCAGCCCCGGTATGCCCGGGGTTACTGTCCTTCACATTATAGATCTCTTTATCTTGCTCCTAAAATGAGAGATAAACCTAAAAAACAATATGTTATCCCAAAAAGGACCAAGAAGCGTGCTCAACAGGAAGTTGTTTATCGGGATCTAAGAAAAGATTTTATAGAAGAAAAGAGATCGGAAGACAAACTGAAAAGAATCTTCTGCATCTTTTGTGGATTAGTAATCAAAGGAGAACCAGATCTTCATCATGGTCTTGGAAGAGATGATGATAAACTACTTCGAAAAGAAGATTGGTTTCTTGCTCATCATGACTGTCATATGGATTATCATAGTAAATCATGGAAAAAGTTAATCTGGTGGTCAGGATACATGATCAGAATCATGTGTAATTTTCTTGTAAGACAACGCGAATTAAGAAAAATGGAAAAATGAATAAAGTAAATTCTGAAGAATGGGATAAACAATTACTTGAACTTATAGAAAAATATCCTATTCCTAAAATACCAGAAATCCCACCCGGAATTACATTTCCTTTTATGATTGTTTATTACAGGAAAAAACTATCGCTCAGGAACAATAATTATCTTATGGCAGTTCCTATCTTCACTATTGCAGATCATTACATAATAAGAAGAAACTTAACTCATAAAGGATGGCCAATACAAACATTGATATTTGATATTCCTGAATTCATGAAAAGCGATCATGAATATTCAAGATATTCTCTTTATAAATATCATGATTGGGACCATATCAATAAAATCCTAAGTGATGAAGACAAAAAATTGCTTCCTCAACTTAAAGAATTATATCCTTGTAAAACAACATACATGAAAGAAAAAAACGGACAATATAAATTTATCATATAATGAAACATACACCTGGACCTTGGACAACTCAGGGAAGTCAAATAAATGGCCCTGCTAATATTATAATCGGTATTGTATATAATGATAAAAATAAACCGAGTAAAGCAAATGCAAAACTTATTGCAACTGCACCTGAACTATTAAACGTACTTGAAGAATTAAATAATGCTGCTATTTCATTAGCTGACAATGCTCCTGAAAGATATAAAAATCAACAAAATGATTTATTTGCAGACTTACATAATGCTCATTTACATGCAATAGATATAATTAAAAAAGCTACAGAATGAAATATTATTTTGGTATTTATGTCGATTATACTGATGCAAATCGACCAAGAATAGCACAATGTGCATTGTCAGTAGATAATCTGTCATGTGAAATGCTTGCAGATCCGGGATTGATAACATTCTATTATTCCGGAAGAAAAAGATGCAAAGAGCATGCAAAACACCTTGCGAAAATCCATAATTGTCGATTTATTGAATTTCAATGGGGAAAATATCAAAAGATAAAAATCAAAAAGGTTGGACTTTATAAAGAACTACCATGAAACAATTAGGAGAACGTAATGCTTATATGATATCTCATGCAATGAAATCAGTTGGTTACGATGCAGAGGATATAATAGCTTATACAATAGAAGACATGTTCACAAATGAATCGACAGAATTATGTAAATTCATTCGTTGGATATGCAAAGAACGTATTCCTTGTACCGAACATACAATGGAAGAAGTGTTTGAAGGATTCAAAGCCGATGAAGAAGTAGGCGATATCATTAATGAAAAGGATCCGGAAAAAGGAATCTTTGGAGAAAATCAATGTAATAATACTTATTCATGATAAAAGAAGAAATAATGACATGGGGTGATCTATTCGCCGGAGGCGGTGGCACCACAACCGGAGCACTGTCAGTACAAGGAGTAAAAGTACTCTGGGCTCTTAATCATAGTAAAGAAGCTATTTATACTCATGAACTTAATCATCCTGAGACAACACATTACCATGCTGATATCAGGGATATGGATGAACATAATCTTTGTGAGGTTGATGGTCTATGGGCCAGTCTTGAATGTACCAATTTCTCCAATGCAAAAGGTGGATTACCACGCGAAGGAGACAGTCGTACCCTTGCCTGGGAACTGGTAAGATATATCACCTGGTGCAAACCAAAGTATATTATCATTGAGAATGTCCGGGAATTTATGGCCTGGGGTCCTCTTGATGAACAAGGAAAACCTGTTAGCCGGGATAAAGGCAAAGATTATATTAAATGGATTACTTTTATTAAAAACTTAGGATATCCAAACTATGCATTCAAAATACTTAATTCAGCAGATTATGGCGCGTATACGCAGCGCAAAAGATACTTCGGCATCTTCTCCAATGTGGGGTATGAAATTACATTTCCTAAACCCTCTCACGAAAAGAAATCCTATAAAGCCTGTAAAGAGAAAATCAATCTCGAAAATACCGGTGAATCGATATTTGGGCGCAAGAAACCGCTTGCCGAGAAAACCCTTCAAAGGATCGCTGCCGGAATAAAGAAGTTCTATCCTGACATGGCACATATAATGCAATACTATGGTAATGGTTATAATGGCCAGAAGATTGATAAGCCTCTCAATACGATCACAACAAAAGATCGTCATGCTCTGATTCAATTTGTTACTGAGTATAATGGTCAAAGTGATGCCACTTCTCTTGAAAAACCACTCCGGGCAATAACAACAAGACAGAAACACGCTCTTACATCTGTAGATCCAAAACAGTTCATAACAGAATTCTATGGCCGGGATACAGCAATCAATTCTATTGAAGATCCTCTCAGAACTATTACAACATCAAATAGACATGCTCTTACAACGATAGAGAAGCAACAATTTATCTCTGATCATATCTGGGGATCCTCAAATGAATCGATAGAAAAACCACTTAGTACAATCTACACAAAGGAATCGAAACAGTTGATAACAGTTGATCATGAATCGGATCATAATGCAGAAGAGAAGTTTCAATTTATAACAAAATATTTCTCTGGTGATCCTAATTTTCAGAACTCATCAATTGATGGTCCATTACATACTATCATGGCATCCAATAAACATGCTCTGACAACTCTTGTAATGAATGGATCATTCGATATAAAACTTCGATTCCTTACTCCAAAAGAACTGGCAGATATAACGGGATTCCCGGAAGACTATAAATGGTATGGCAGTAATAAATTCGTTACCTGGATGATAGGTAATGCTGTACCAATACTACTTGCAAAAGTGATTATTAACGAAACAAAAAATAACTATAATGTTGGAAGATGCAAAAACACATCTCTCGGAGATGTTGAAGATTATAAAGGAGATACAAGCCAACCCAGAGCTGGCGACAAAATCTTTGAATCAGGATTATTTAAAGGTGCTAAATGATTTTGAACAGAGATTTAAACTCTGGAATCCAAATGTCTATGTTTATGTTGAAGGTGGTTTGGTACAAGGAGCCTCTGCAGATTGTAATATGTTCTTCAATCTTTTTGATGATGATAATGAGAAAGAAACTGATCCTGAAAAACTTGAACCAGGAGAAGAATCATATCAGGAAAAGAAAGATATGTGGGAATGGATGATTGAATCAGGACATAAAGATGGATCACTTAAAGCAATATTCTGATGAGCTTACCATTATTAAAAAGAGATGTAAAACTCGCAATCAGGAATCACCATGTAAAATGGAATCCTGTAAAAGTTGAATCTATTGAAGTTCTTCGATCAATCTACGATGAACAACAAGGTACTGGAACAATGTATATTGAAATAACTGTCAAAAAGAAACGGAAATGAAAAATGTATTATATGTCAGAGAATATCACGAATTTGATGTTCGTGAGATTACTCATAGATTAAAAGCCGGAGATAAAAACGCATTAAGACTTGCAGCTCTCGAGATGGAACCACTTGTTCCGCGTAACTGTGTTTTAGTACCAGTACCTGGACATCTGGGATATCCGAAAGCAACAAAAGATCTTGCAGAACTTCTTACAACATTAACCGGGTGCCCGACAAGAGATATAATCCGCGGTAATGAAAGGCCATCATGGTGTTTTCTTAAAAAGAAAGGACTTATTCTTACTGATGAAGATTTTGGTTTTCAAATAATGGAAGGAGTATCAAAACCGATTCTTCTGATTGATAATGTTTATGCTACCGGTACAACATATCGAGCAATAAGAAGAGTATTGCCAGGTGCAAAGATTCTTGTATTCAGCATTGATAAAACTCAAAATAATGAACCATGATAGGTAAGCGCTTTGAGAATGTGTCAGGAAAAACGATTCAAGTACCTAATAGGATCTCAGAAGAATTCTCCTGGGGTCCCAAAGAACGGATTGAGATTCTGGAAGAATGTAATCTTTTTGAAGGAGAAGGTTACATAGTTCACAACATAGATTATGTTGGAATACATCGAGCACATGAAACATCATGGATAAGTAAAGAAATTCTTGAACAATCATTTAAAGAAATTCCAAATGAATAAAATTAAAGCAAATGCTCTTAAAAAACTACTTGATGAAACAATGTGGTTTTCTGCAGTTGCAGTAAAATCTGCAGTAAAAGACAAATGGGCCTTGGTTGTTCGTGAAACAATAAATGATCGACCAAATACCAATCTCTCAAGGTACTATTGGATGAATGCTTTCTGTACCATTCATCAACAAGGTATGATTATCGAAGCAAATGGTTCAATTCCTAATTATTACATTTATTAATCATGAAAATTGTATCAGCAAGAATAACAGAGATGCCAAAATCCATGTTTGATCCAATGCCCCAGGTATGGGTTACTACAGAGAATGGCGAAGAACAATTATTGTTCGAATATTATCCTGATGAACTATCTTTTCAATCAGGAGAATTTATCGGCCTTACAGTTGATGAGGCCAGACACTTAAAATTTACAAAAGACAAAGCATATCTTCAATCATGACAAAGAATCATACACTTCCGACAATTTATATCCCTGGAGATTCATTAACTCTTCCGGATAATGATCAATGGCAGAATCGTTTCGAAATACATTCAGAAACGAGTGACAGAGTATATGTTGTTGCTCAACATAAAAAGAAAAAACACTGGGCCTGTTCTTGCCCTGGATGGAAAGCACATCGAAGATGTAAGCATCTTTCATCAATAGGAGTACCAAATAATGAAAAACCATACGAAGTAATTGTAAGATAATATGGGACAATTAGAATTATTCAATAATGAAGTGGAAGAAATTTCACAAGAAGATCTCGAAGCTGCAGCTGAAAAGTTTGATGACATAAAAGCAAATCCAACAAAATATTTCACAAGTCCTACTGATAGGAATAAAGCAATATGGTCTCTTGAGAAAGCTGCAAAATCTTTAGAAAAAAAAGCTGAGAGTATTAATACAGAAGTATCTGGTAACTGGACAAATCGAAGACAACGATTTGCTGATTCAGCAGCTAAGAAAAAGGATAAACTTATCCTATGGTCTAAAATGCTTATAAGACTTGCTGAATTATGGCGTGCAAACGATGTCCCAACCATACTTTTAAAGATCCGAAATGCATCTGATATTGATTTTGTATTGTACAATAGTTATCCTAATCCCCCAGATGATGATACACCTATTGGTGGGTGGTACCGGGAAGAATATCCAAAAAGATTAAAGAAAGCCTTGTCTCTTGGAATGAGAAATAAAGATGAAAGTCAGGTTATGAAAAAAGAACTTGAAAATCTTGTTATTGTGAAACTTACCCCTGAAGAAGAAAAAACAAAACTTCTTCAAGAAAAACTTAAAGAAGTTCATACATATAACATTCCAGGGTTTTTTCCTACACCAGATGATCTTATCGATAAAATGCTTGAATTTGCAGATATTCAAGAAGAAGATCACATACTTGAACCAGAAGCCGGAATAGGGAATATTCCTGATCGTATCAGATTGAAAGGATTCACTAATCCAATCACATGTATCGAGTTGTCTCCATCTCTTCATGAAATTCTTGAGTTAAAAGGATATAATGCATTTTGTAGAGATGCAATAGAACGTGGATTTATGGATAATACTCAATTCGAAAAGATCATTATGAATCCTCCATTTGAAAAAGGACAGGATATAGATCATGTAATGTTCTGTTTTGAAACATATCTTAAACCAGGTGGTCGACTTGTGGCTATCATGTCATCGGGATCACTCACTGGTTCAACAAAAAAGCATTTAGAATTTAACGAATTTAGATTTAATAATGATGCTTCATTTATTAATAATGGTCAGGCATTTAAAAATGCTTTTAATTCAACAGGAATATCATCTATAATCTTAGTTGTAGAAAAACAATGGGAAAAGAATTCTTAGATGGTTATAAGACCTATGACCCCTCAGAAGAGGGGTTTGGGTCTCCCTACGAATGGAAACGTAATTTTCATCGTAGAATGTCAAAAGAAGAAGCACAAGAAATACTTCAGGAAGATGATCCTTATGTTATTTTAGAAGTTACTCCACGTTCTTCTCAGGCAGAGATTAAGAAATCGTTTTATCGATTAGCTATGAAATGGCACCCAGACAGGAACCCAGACAAAATAGAACTTGCAACATCAATGATGCAAAGAATTAACGCTGCTTATTCTATTTTAATGAATTAATCCATATAAAAATGATACGAACATTTGAAGAATACACCAAAGAACTTAGTGAGGATGAAAGATTATATATAATCAGAAGAATCCTACATATTCTTACACTTGCCATTGGTAAGGAAAAGTCTGTTACGAATAAACAGATAATGAGAGATATAAATGTTAATAACCCTATTCCTGTTTCGAAAGAATTAAAAGGAAATAACGGAAATACTGGTTTTGTTGTTGTAAATTTGAAAACATCAGAACCAAGAATAAGACATATGATACACATTCTCCGGGTGACTGATACACTACCACTACTTGTTGCCACTTCTTTTGGCTATTACATCTCAAATGAGAAAGAAGAGATAGAAACCTATATCGGAAGTATTGAGGACCGGTTAAGATCAATTTACGACATCCGTAGAGCCCTGAAACGTCAAATGAAAACATGGGGCAAGAAACCTGAAGGAATACAACGAGAGATATCCTTTGCAAATAGTGAATTAAACTATTGATCATGTTTCATGTACCAAATAAATATCGGGATAGAGAACATCCACAATTAGGATCTGATGATACCTTTGGAAATAATGGATTCTTCTGGATTCCCTATCAAACAAGAAATGGTCTTGAATATCGTGTTCAGGCATCAGATGGAATGGGATGGGAACATGTATCAGTAAGTCTTGGTCTCCCGGGAAGAAATGCATTACGTTGTCCTACCTGGGAAGAGATGTGTTACATAAAACAACTATTCTGGGATCCTGAAGATTGTGTTGTTCAATATCATCCGGCTAAGAGTGAATATGTAAACAGACATCCATTCGTTTTACATCTGTGGAGACCTACAGATCAGGTTATTCCAATACCACAAAAAATAATGATAGGTTAAATGACTACTGAATTCTATTGTGAGATATGTGGAGCTCCTATGGTCCTTGATCCAGAACATAAGTTCAAGACCAGAAAGAAACCCGGCACCATGTACCGGGTTCGAAGGTTCAAATGTACTCTTTGTGATTTTGCAGAGACAATCTTTGGAGACGGTACTGCAGACAAAAAAGCTATCCCGGAACAAGGAATAGATCAGATGAAAGCAATATATAAACAAGAAGAAATAAACAGAGAAACATGAAGGCAAAAATAATTCTTTCAGTAATACAGATCGTTGGTCTTATGATCCTTTTAATATTGCTCGCAATAGGTCTGGTAATAGTAGTAGCAAATGATGCAACTACCTGGCACAAAGGATATATTTCAATAGCAGCATTTCTCTTAGCTGCATACATATTTGGAACGGTTACGAACAAGGTTATTAACAATGTAAAACGACTATGGGAATGAATAAAATGACATTAAGTCCAGAACAATTCAAAGTATTTGAGTCTGGAAATAAGATTGAGACAGCTGCAGGAGAATTCTTTAATTTTCCTTTCTGGATCAAAAAAGATGGAAAGACTGAAGACGGGAAAGATCTTTATGAACTTTATTCAAGATCAGATATTCCAGATATGGAGAGTACCTATAAAAAGGGTGGTCTTGAAAAGAGTAAATATATTATTCAAAAGACTGATGGTACTCAGGTCGATCCTGAAGCCTGGTATTTTGTTCTTCGGATAGACAAAGATCTTCATGCAAAAGTTGCAGCTCTGGCTTATGCAAAATCCGTTGCCAAAGTCAATATAAGACTGGCTGTAGAACTTATATCTGCAGTCTTATCCTTCAATCCTGAAGAGAAGAAGATCTCAGCAGATTGGGCTATTATCTATCCATATAAGATTCTTGATCATGACGGATGGGACCGTGATCATTTTAATACTTCATGGTTTGAAGAAGAAATAACCTGGAAGGAATTTACTAACCGGGCAGAAAGATCAACCTGTACATCCAAAGACGAATGACAAATCTCAGATATTATACATTCGATATAGATCCTGTTGGAAAGCCAAGAATGACTCAACGGGACAAATGGAAGAAACGTGATTGTGTAACTCATTATTATGCATTCAAAGATGAGTTGAGATTGTGGGCCAACAAGTTTGGTTTACAGACACTTCCGGATTCTATTGAAATGCTTACCTTTGTTGTTCCAATGCCTCAGAGTTGGTCAGAAAAGAAAAAGATACAGCATGATAAAACCCCTCATAGACAAAAACCTGACCTTGACAATATGCTTAAGGCTCTTCAGGACTGTCTTTGTACAGATGATAAACATATCTGGCAGATCAAAAATCTATCTAAAATGTGGGGAAGAACTGGCAAAATACTTATTGAAATCGAAGATATTAAGACCTAATTTAATTGGTTTAATTAGGATGGAATAATGGATCGAACCCCTGAGTGCTAAGATCCATTTTCCATTTATTGTTTAACGAAATCTAAAACGATGAAGAAAATGATTACAACAACTCTTTTATTGTTTCTATTTATGCGATTACTGGCACCGGAATTCCCGATGATATATATTGCATACTCAGAACCAATACGACCGTATGCCAAGATCATATATGCAATAGGTATGGTAGAAGGTAATTGTGATACTCTTGCTTATAATCCTATCGAGAATGCTGTTGGTTATTTCCAGATAAGGCCTATTCGATTAAAGGATTATAACAAAAGAAACGGGAGTAATTACAAGTTAAAGGATATGTATAAATTTGAAATCGCAGTAAAGATATTCATTTATTATGCAGATCTTATTGGTCTTGAGAATCAGGATCTGGTTATTCGATCCTGGAATGGATCAGGGCCAAAGACATATCAATATCTTAAAAAAGTAAAAGAGTATCTATGAAAGATTTTACAAGGCCAATAGGCCAAGAAGAAATTGACTTTAAATATTGGTTCTTATTTATCAAAAATCTTATAAAGAACTGGTTATTAAAGACTTTTTCAAAAAACATAACCAGATTAGTCATAAATACTAACGATCCCAATTGTTTTAAAGGAGATCTTGCAAGTTTCACAAACTTGAAATACCTTAATATTACTGGTTCCTGTACAGTTACTGGGAATATTGAGAATCTTCCTCCATCATTGGAAGAGATTAATTATAAATGTTCATTTTATCCGAGTTATAAATTATGAAAGAATATCCTATTCTATTCAAACCTGAAATGGTAAAAGCTATTCTTGCCGGTAGAAAAATAATGACAAGAAGATTAGTAAAACGAACAGCTCTTGATTGGTTAAACAATGCAGAATTTGTTCCTTATTTTGTTGCACACTCAGAAAATGGACTTTGTCCTTATGGATATGAGGGTGATAACCTATGGGTCCGTGAAACATGGAGACCAACAATGAATTCAATGCCTACCGGATGGCCTTATGACTATCGTGCAACTGCAAAAGAAGATATGGTACCGGAAGAAGGTCCATGGAAAGCATCTATTCATATGCCAAGAAAAGCATGTCGAATTATTCTTTGGAATGAAGGAGTAAGAATCGAAAGACTTCAGGAGATAACTGATGATGATGCAATATCTGAAGGTGTATTAACTCTTCCTAATGAACCAGAATATCAAAAACTTTTTGATGAAGCAGTAAGTAAAGGAGAAAAACCTCCACTTGGTGAAACACCTCAACAAAAGTTCATGAGACTATGGATCTCAATAAACGGATTAGATTCATGGAATAATAATCCCTGGGTGTGGGTAATTAAATTTGCAAAATATGACAGAACTCAGTCATGACATAAAACTTCTCGGCCTTATTATGCCAGATGGTGATGAAGTAGGAAGTTATTTCAAAGAACTTCCGGAACACTTCACAAAATGTATCAACTTTAGAAGTCTTTACCGACTTAAAAAGAGAAAGAGAACTGATTCGAAAGAGAATCTTGAAATCAATGAAGGAATGGATATTGTTATTCATGATCCTGGTGCTCAGAAATATTTCTATAAAGTGCTTCATCATATGAATGATATGAATAAGATGCTGAAGTACTTCAAAGACGGCAATCTCTATATCCTGAAGGATGAATACTTACCAAAAGAAGAAGCGGAAGAAGTTGATCTTCCACCGGCTCCTGAGAAAAAAGACGATACTGAATTAATCTTTTAACATGAGTAGAATAAAGAAATGGTATAACTTATCAAACGATGAATTATCAAAACTCAAAGTAAGTTGTGATTTTCAAACTCCATTAAATGTTGCCGAATATATGTGTTCTCTTGTCCCAGAAGGAACCAGATCCGTTCTGGAACCTACTCCGGGACTTGGTAACATTGTAAAGTATTTGTCTGATTATGATGTAACGGCACCAGAAGATTTCTTTACACTTGAAAAATCCATGTTCGATTGTATTATAATGAATCCACCATTTTCATCCAGATATGCATATGGAATGCCTGATGATAAGAAATATTCAGGAATGAAAATCGGATATTATATTCTGACCGAATGTATGAAGATGTCAAATAACATCATTGCACTGGTCCCTTGGTTTACATTATCGGATTCCGATATAAGACTTAGGCATATTAAACATTTTGGATTAAAATCAATCACAGCATTACCAAGAATTACTTTTGAATATGCTCGAATACAGACATGTATAATCGAACTCTCAAAGGGATATGATGGTGAGACAATCTTCAGGTTGTTTGGAGATATCTGCGAAAACCAGAATTTCAATCAGCAGACAAATAAACGGGTTTACTCCAAGAAATATAAGAAGGAGAAAGACCAGTTAAAAATATTCAAAGAATGATTATCTCCACTTATGCGCCCAGGTATCTGTCCACCACTCTTCCGTAACCGAAGCATTCTTCATTTTAGAAGCGAAATCATGCCATGATGATAGGTATGGAATGGATCTCATCAGTTCATTCCATCCTTTCAACTGGCCTTCCTGGGTAAATGTTTGATCTTTATCTCCACCAACAATAAGATTCCCAGTTGCTACAGTCATCATAGCAAATGATTCTGTCAACTTTAACATCCTTGCCAATGATACTGGCCGGGCCATAGTCTCAAGAGTCCTGAGAAGATCCAGAGGGTTATACTGTTGAGATAGGTTCCCTACAAGATAGTTGTTCCACCATTTCTTAAATGTATCATCATCGTCATCATCATAGAATAATGCAAGATACGCTGCGTATGATAATGCCCACATGCCAAGAACAATTGTGGCATCAATGATATTCTGTTTTTGTTCCGTGGAAAGATTACTCCATTTGTATTCCGGTTTCCCGAGATGAATAACTGTGAGGAAAGCATTTATAAGTGTCCTCCACCGACCTTCATTCATCCTGGCTGTCCATTCATAAATATCAATCTTCTTACCAGTCTTCGGATCTGTCATTGTCTCAGTCATCTTCTTATAATAACCAAGATCAACTTCCATCCTTTTACTTCCAAGAGCATTCATAATTAACCGTGGGAAATATCTTTTGAACTGAATGAATGACCGGCCAAGAACATAAAGTTCAATATTTGCAGCTTCTTCTTTGCGATAACCTCCCTGCATCCTCTCATGAACTTTCTTAAGTTTTGCTATCTCATGAGCAGTAAGCTCAGTGATAGGCGAATAAGATGATGCCTGGCCCTTCCCGGCCTTTTCATATCCACGTACACCACCGATCCATTCAACAGTAGTCTCTCCTTCTGCATTTGTCCTGATTTCATATGAATCCCATAATGACTTACCGGTTACAGGGTTCTTAAGATAATGAAGCTGAGATATCATGTTGGTAAGGGAAACATATTCTTCTCCTTTGGAGTGAAACATATACATTGTTGAATCAGCAATGACAGCATTTCTTGTCGACAATAAGAACCGGTTGTTAGTAGCATAATCATAGTTGTCCGGAATATAATTGAGTTTCCGGGCCAGTAACCATGCTTTATTCTTATTAAGATCCCCGATCATTGCATCATTAAGGAATGATCCAAAGTATATCTTATCTGCAAAAGCTGCATCTCCTGCCTTGAAATCTATAGCATCTCCATCAATATAAAGAAATGAACTTGCAATGGATCCTTTTAAGGCCTCACGTTTTGTAAGAAGCATTGCCTGTAATGCGTTACCGCTACCCTGGAACGGTTTCAACCACATAGTTGTCATACTGGTCCAGTTCTGCAGTCCTCCAATAATCTTATCGAGAGAGATATTATAATTCCCAAATGTAACAGGAAGCCGGGTGTAGTTAAGTTCTATTTTTCTATTCTGTATATCTCCAATAAGTTTCTTTTCAAGGAATCCTACAGTGTTTTCAAACATTGGCTGACCATTACCATGTGTCTTCATCTCAAGGAAGACTTTCAAAGCCTGACCGGTAGTGAATACACTATCCATATACTGTTTATGAAGCATGCTTTTATTGAACCGGTCGAACATGAAAACAAGATTCTTAGTATAGTTCCTTTCATTGATCACGATCGGATTATCAAGATATTTGATAGGAATACTCATCTTGACATCATTATACATCTCGAATTCATTCTCAACAAACCAGGTTAATTTCCTTCTCATCCCTTCCCTCAGTCTCTTTGGAGAAAATCTTCCAACGATATTCGCGCCAGTGATATCTCCTTCTCCTGTCTCTTTCCCGAGAATACGAGCTCCTTCTTCATAATTGAGTTCTTCGTATGTCTTTATCACCTTCGGGAACCATCCCTCAAAATAACTCATTTTAGTATCAGCTGCACGGCCAAGATTATAAAGGTCGAGCCAGGAATAACTCTGTCCCTGCATAACAGTTGCCTGTTGATTCAGATATGCTTTATCTCCCATGAACCAGTTGGCAAATTTATCATTCATGAATTTTAAGAAAGCCTGTTGTTCTTTTGTAAGACTCTTCCATTCAGCATCTTTCTCAGAGATAAGTCTTTCCTGTGATATACCACCACGTTCTTCTTCTTTATATGCAAAGGCAAACAGTTCTGCATAGTTAACATTGGCAATACGATCTATTCCACCGCGGGTAATCCTGATCTTACCTTTCATGTATTTATCATAGATAGGTTTGACCAGGTTATTAACACGAATCAGATCCTGTTCATGTTTCTGAGTATATGAATTCCATCTCTCATTACGAATCTTAACCCATGTCTGGAACACTCCCATATTAACATCAGAATAGTTTCCCATCCATTGAGTTAACCATCCGATATCTCCCTGTGGAAATACGTCAAGTTGAAGACTTGGATCTGCTTTGATGATTGCTATTTCTTCATAAAGTTGAGCAAGACGTTTTTTATCGCGTTCAGGAAGTTCATCAACCCTGATCTGCCTGTTCTCTTTAAACCGGTTAAGGATTATCTGAACTTCCATTACGCGTCTACGATACTCTTCTTCGGGGCGGAAGCGGGAATCTCTCAAATCCTCGAAAAGCGTATCTCCTGCTTTATCTGTATATTCGGCTACATCAAATATTTTTGGACTCTTCTTAAGTATCTTCGCCATCACATTAGGATCGATACCTGCGTTTTTAAGCGCCTCTTTATCAGTAAGAAATGCTTTGATCATATTAAGATATGGACCTACCTCAACAAATCTCTCCATGTCTTCTCTTTCAGCCAACCACCGGTCGGGGATCCAGACAGTCATAAGGTCCCGGAACTGCATATCAGGATATTGCAACTTCAAGAGAAAAGCATAAAGCATAACCTGTAGTTTTGCTCTTTCTCTCTGGTTGTCTGTAATATAAATATCCTGTAATCCATATTTCATTGGATCGGTAGATGTCCTCTTGCCAAAAGCCCGGCCAGTCTTCCAGTCTTTAATACTCCACCGGCCGTCAGCATGTCCGACAAGTGAATCAAGTGTACCACCAAATCCAAGATCTTCTGACCATACTGTCTGTTCAGGGAGATAGATTATATCGCGCAACGCATCCGGTAGATCCTGGCTGAGAATGTTGATACCGGCCTGACGGAATATCTTACGAAGTATATTTGGATCCTCAAGCCAGGAATAATGTTCTGGTTTCGTTTTTCCTTCACTGAGAGATGCTACATCATTGATCTTTTTGATGATGTCATTATCGTTCATCCCAAGTTTGAACATCTTATTTGCAATACGCATGAGCATAAGGTGCATGATCTGACCTTTGATCATACCATATTTGGACTGTTGTTCCATACGATCTTTGAATTGATCATATGTCTCCATGTTCCCTTCGTCCGTTAACAATTTATGATCATGAGGTTTCTCACCCCATCTTACATCGGCCATATGCTGACCAAAAGTAATATCAGGATCATATTTCTTTCCGGTAAAAAATGATATGAATCCACCTATCCTGTCAGTGATACGTTTTACCTTTTTATTGGTGCCCAGGATAGAATAAGTCTGCAGTTCTTCTCCCTTCTCATTCCTGTCAATCTTAATCTTCTCAGTATTTGTACGAATCTCATTTGCCCGGTCAAGGATTTTCTTTTTAGTCTCATCCTTATCGGTAGCAATCATTGTTTCAACATCTACTTCGAATCCACTTACTTTTTCTGCATAATATCTTCCGGATGGACTACGGTAAAGTTCTTCTTCTTTTGAGAATGATGGAGTGTAAGGACTATTGAGGATTGTCTGCATGAAATCATAAGCGTAATCTTTTGCCAGACCAATGAATTCCATGATCTTATCGAACATCCTCTGCAGGAAACTACGATCTTCCATCTTTATCTCATGCATCATCTTGGCAAACTGATCATTTGATAACATCTCAGCGACAAATTCAAATGCATCTGCAGCTCCTGTCATTACCATCTCAGGAGTAGTATTATATCCTTCTTTGGCCAGATAACGCTTCATCACATTATAAACAGAGTCTTTTGGTACCAGGACACCATTCTTCTCATCAAAGTATTTCCTGATAAGCATTGAGATTTCTTTGAAGAACTTTTCATTCTCAAGCATCCCGGGAACAGTCAATCCGTGGATTATCTCATGGAAGAGTATTCTATCTATTCTCTCGAGACTAAGCTGTCCTTCATTATCCAAAAGATTAACCAGATCGATAGTTATTGATCCGTCAAGATTATGTTCTCCATATCTTCCCGGAGTCATGGTAGGACCAAACTTAAGTTTAAGATCCTGTTTGATGATCCTCTCTTTTAATTGAGTAAGGAGCTTGGCCCGGCGCTTGCTTTTACTTCTCTTGATCATATTATCAACAAGAGAACCAAAATCTTTCTCTGATGAATATATTTCCTGAGTACGATTTATAAGTTCCTCATCTTTACGATCTTCATCAGTAAGTTCAAGGATAAACTGTTTTTGATCTTTTATAGGATCTATTATAGATTCATTGATCCCTGTATTCTGGAAGAAATATTTTGTTTTTGCCTGTGTCTCTCTTGCAAAGAACCTCATAAGTTCATCCTGATCAAGATAAACCTCAATACCATCGGTCCACATTCTTTCCCTGAGAACCCGGTACCCGGCAAATTCATTTCTGATAATCTCTTCTTTCCATTGACGGGATTTATTTGGATCATATTTGGCAAACATTATCCGGCCCCGGCCTTTATTATCAGAACGAAATGGCATCCCTTTCTTAAGCATCCGTTTATTCAGTTCTTTCCTGATATATTGATATGTGCTTAAAACTTCAGGAGAATAGCCTCTTTTTGATTTTGTAGGTGTTACAGTCCTTACCATGAACGTACTTCCGTTCTTAACCACAATCTTCTTGTATACCTTATTTACCCTGGTAATATCATGGTACAAGGTGAAACTCACAACATCTCCCTCTTTTATATCAGGACCATGATATTCAAATTCTCCCTGTTCAAGATCACTAACCTGAATATTAAGGATCGGCCGGCCTAACAATTTATCGCCATGAAAATAATCCTCGATAACATAACCACCCTTCAAAACTTCATCTGAAGTATTGTAATATTTGATAGGTGAAACCCGGTCAACCTTCTGGTAATAAACTACCGGATCATCAGAATTATTCATCCTGACATATACTGTTCGTTTATTTTCAAATTTGGTTATGATGAATTTTTTGAACTCGATCTTTCCTTCAGCATTATCATATGATCTATCAAAGAAGAATCCACCAACCTTACCACCATAGAATTCCTTTGACTTACC